ATTCTAGGGATTTTGATGTTAACATTCTCTGTATTTCTAGCCGCTGTAGTTCGCAGGTAATACATAGATTTGAGTTTGTTAGCTCCTGTCCAATGAACGCTATTAACATACTCCAAATACTCATCATGTACCTCCTGTGGTGCTGTAGCTGGTGGCGGTTCAAAGAATAAGTTTACTGACTGTGCTTGACAGACGTACTTTTGTCTTTGATAGGCGTGTTCGATAACCCAAATCTGGTTAAGTTCAGGCGCTGTTTTGAAAATTTCTTTCTCTTCTTCCGATAGTTCCGGTAAGTCTTTAACAGAGCCTTCAGCAGCAGCAATATCTTTCCACGTTTTTTCGGTGTTGATACCTTTCTCTTCAAGTAGTTGCTCCAAGTATTTATTCTTTACTTTATATGATCCTGTTAAAGTTTTGTGCGTAAATACGTTAGCCCTTGTAGGCTCAATAGAAGGGCTTGTTCCACCACATATAATACTGCTACTAGCATTAGGGGCAATAGCAAGGAGATGGGAATTACGCAAGCCACTACCAACCATGTCAGGAGCCTCCCCACGGTTTCTAGCCAGATTTCTGGAAGCATTCTCAGCTCTTTCTTTGATTGTCTTAAACGCTCTATTGTTAAAGCTGGAGGCGTACATTCCTTCAAAAGAGATTCCATTACGTTGAAGGTAACTATGAAAACCCATCGCTCCAAGACCAACCGCCCGTTCTCTATATGCTGAATAAGCGGCTTTTGTAAAGCCTGTTTTATCTGATTCCACATAAGTCATAAACTCCTTTGCATCTATGCTTTTTGGAAGTTTTTCTTCTCCTGTAGCATTATCAATAAAATGTTCTAAAGTATTATCTAACATTGTAATAAGATCATCAATGAACTGTTCATCATCTTTCCAATCATCAAAGTATTCTAGGTTAACACTAGACAAGCAGCACACTGCTGTACGATCCTCACTGGTTGGTAGTGTGATTTCAGAACATAGGTTGCTCTGTCGTACCTCTAACCCTATGTCCTTCTGTAACTGCGGTAGAGCCTCATTACAACGATCTAGATTAACAATGTAAGGTTCACCTGTCTCTGCTCTGGTGTGTACTAACTGCCACCACAAGTCCCTAGCAGATACAGTTTTGACTGCTTCTTTTGTTTTAGGATCTATTAAACGCCAGCTATTATCAGACATGACGGAGGCCAAGAACTCGTCTGTAATATTGATACCATTATGTAAGTTAAGACATTTCCGATTAAGATCACCCCCAGTAGTTTTTCGCATAGCGATAAATTCTTCAACTTCTGGATGGCTAATATCCATATATGCTGCATAAGATCCCCTCCTTGTTACGCCTTGATTAAAGGCTAACATCTGACTATCTACGACATGGATGAATGGTATAGTACCAGTAGAACGACTACCGTTCCTAGTAGAGATGCCGTTAGAACGCACTTCTCCCCAATATCCTCCGATGCCTCCGCCGGTGCTTGATAGCCAGATATTCTCATCATAGTGAGAAGAAAGACCATCTCTTGAATCAGGTACGTGATTGAGGAAGCAACTGATAGGTAAGCCCCTAGTCGTTCCCCCGTTACTAAGAATAGGAGTGCTGAACATAAACCAATTACTGCTGCTATAATTGTAAAGCCTTTGAGCCATAGCCCAATCAATGCGCCCTTGATAAGTTGACCCGTAAATACTAGCTCTTGCGTAAGCTTCTTGTGCATGTGTTTCATCTTCCCAAAAATATCTATCTTTTAAAGTTTCTAAAGAAAAAGTATTAAGTTTTTTTTCTTTATCGTAATCAATTTCAATCCCTAAATAATCCTGTTTTCCAATCTTTGATGTCATTCAAATCATCCCTTTCTTTTAATTGCTCTTGCCTGTAGCTACGAGTACGGGCTTTATTTTGTTTCTTATCTTTAGCTTTGTTTCTTTTTTGAAACTTTTCAGTACGCTCTGCTTTTCTATCCCAACTGCTCACCTGGATGCTCCAGCAAATAATTAATTAATCGCTCTTCATACCAACGAGCTTTACGAAGATCTTCTACAGGCTTGCCTTTATACCTAAATCGCCACAGGTATTTAAGCGCATTTCCTCTGAGATAGCCTATATATTCATCATGTGTAAGCATACCTTGGATAGCATCAATACACTCCATGCCGCCATTATTGTAATGCTCTGGCTTATACACAGGATCAAACTTATAATCTCCATATAGAGGATGATTATTAGGATCATTGTTTTCATCATAGATATGATTCCATGTGTCAGCTACAGGGGTAGCAGTTTTTTTCCTAAGTGCATCCCACTCTTCTGGTGTTGCGTCATCAATACTCTTCATTACTTCCACTCCTTTGGAAATGTTTTTTCTGAAAACCATTTAAATTTATTTTTTTCTGCCCACTCTGAATGAGTAAACTTAGTGCCGTCTTTTCTACGTCTTGCTGCTGGCATAGGTGCATAAGGCGATGCAAATAAAAACACTAATTCATAATCTTCTGGCAAAGATTCTCTAATCCAAATGTACTTATTGTATTCTTGATAGTCCCAAAATCTTCCTTTAGCTTCAAGAAGAATAGTCTTACCGTTTATAGTTTTAATAAAATCAGGATTATAAGTGTGCTTTATTATATACGATAATTTCTGAGAATGCAAGTCCCAACTGGAAATTAAATTTTTATGTAATTTATATTCCCATTTAGAATCATATCCTTTGGGCTTGTCTTTTTCTACAGGTCTTTTTACCCTAGGCTTACGCATTCATAACCTCATACAATGTAACAGACATGATAGGCTTTTTTGTTTTGCGTAACACTTTTTTAATTCTTTTTCTAAACCATTTAAACGTATATGAGTTTGTCCTTATCTGTCCTCTAGAAAAAAAGTAAGGTTCATCTGGTATTTGTTGAAGAGCTTCTAATACAGAAATCTCTGTACCTTCAGGCATTAAAGATTTTACCCATTGGTAAGCTAACCCTACAACAAGCACATTCATTTTTTGTTTTTTACTAACTGGATTACTTAACATTATAAAATCTCTTCTACTTTAGGTTCATTTACTACTTTAACAAGGTATGTTAAACCTTTAGAATATTTAAAGGTTCTTAAATCTGGATAACATTTTTGCTTGTGAGCACAAAAAGAACATTGCTTAGGTAACTTCATGTTTCCTGACTTGCCTTCTGGTATTGGAGGATAGCATATTTCTTCAGGTGCGGTATCCAGATCCATAGCTTTTTTAACTTTGCTAATTAAGTATCTAATGTTTGGCTTGTCTAGCTCATCTGGTTGATACAAGGTAATTTCACCTGTCTCTTTATTGATAGCTAAGAAGCCTCCGTTACTGGACTTCTCTGCTTTTTCATAGCCGCTAAGCTGGGCAAGATATCCGAAAGGATCATCTTCCCTAAGAGTTCCTTCTTTAAACTTTTTAAAAGCAAAGTTAGATGCTGTCTTTACATCAACTACTTCTCCGTCAATCTTACAGTCAATGTGCCCTTTAATGTTGTCAACAGAAACTTCTTTCTGCTCATCACTAACCTCATGACCTGACAGTTTAACAAGAAATAAAAGTATCTCTTCAAGCAAGTGACCATATAAAAATCTAATTGGTAAAAAACTTGAATCGCTAAAACTTTTATCTGACTCTTCTTTCATATCAAAATAAAGCTGACGTAAGGGTCTTCCTACATTAGACATCCTAATATATTTAGTAGAGTCTCTATGTGGTGTAGCCCAATGAAGAATACAACTCTTTAAAGATTCTCCTAAATCTTCCAGCATTTGAGGATCAATAGGCACTGCTTTATTTTGAGACAATGGTTTTAATGTTGAATAAATATCTTCAACAACTGTACTGAGTTCTTTCATTTTCTATGTTTTATAAACCTTAATTTTCTAGTTAAAGAATTGTAATGGAGATACTGAACTTCAAGTTCTTTTTGTCTAGATGTTCTTGAGGAAAGCCTACCATCTTTATAAGACTTGACATCTAATTTTTTTATGTTGCCTTCTTCATCCATAGCAATTAAATCTATAGGCCCAGTACAGCCACAGTTTTTAAAAACTTGAAAGCCGTTATCCCATAGCCATGTTATTGCATAATGTTCTGCTAAATCACCTACTCTACTTGGATCTTGTTTAGTGTGTTTCACTCCAGTTATCTCCTATTTTATACTCTCCATCTAGAGGACATCTCAGGTTAAAATACATTCCTGCATCGACAATAGCTTGCACTCCTCGTTGTCCTATTTCTTCTGCTATATCTTCTCTGGCTTCTACTTGCCACTCATCATGTACATTGGCTACAAAATGAGCATCCATATCTTTAATACTTTCTTTAAAAAGTACTAAAGCTTTTTTCATTACAATAGCTCCTGCACTTTGCAGTAAAGTATTTAAAGCTGAATGTGCTGATCTGATTGTTACTTTGCGTTCATCTAATCCTTTAAGGAATCCTCTTTGAGACGCTCGTTCAACCCTGTCTTTAAGATTTGCAAGTGATGGTAAATTATTGAGGAAACTCCCTCTAAGTCTTTTACCATCTCTTCTGTTTCCTTGTACCACGCTTCCAAGCTTTTCATCTCCAGCTCCGTATAAGAATGCATAGATGAATGTCTTTGCCTGATCTCTTGATTCAAGTCCTGCAAGCTCTTGATTAGCTGTGTGTATGTCTCCATTGAGTATTTCATCTGTATAACCTTTATCATTCATGTAATGAGCAAGCATTCTCAACTCTAAACCACTAGCATCAATGCCTACAAGTTTATATCCTTTTGGAACAGTCCAACATTCTCTACACTCTTTACCATACGGACTATAGACCGCAGGTATTTGCGCCATGTTAGGTTTAAAATGTGTCATCCTTCCAGTAACAGCACCATTATGTACAGTGTATCCATGAACTCTGTCATTTTTCAAGAACTTAAACCACGATTCTACCAAACCTATACGTTTGTTTAACAGTAAAAATCTATTAATTAGTGCTGCTTCAGGTATGTGTTTAATTAATTTTAAAGTTCCTTCATCAACAACAGGCTGTCCTGTGGGTGTAAACTTTTTAGGCTCCCATCCAAAATCTTGAAGATACATTCCAATCTGCTGTCTCGAATTTAAATTAAAGTCTTCAATTTTATATCTATCAAAAGCAAGCACTTGGCTTTCAGGAAGCTTTGAAAGTCTATCATACTCTTCTTCAGTAAGTCCTTGTTTAGAAAGAGTACCATCTTTCTTAAACTTAGGCACAACTGTTTTGACTTTTACTTTACGAGGCACAAATACTTTATGAACTTCTTCAACAATCTTTGCATTCTCTTCTCTAAAAAGAGCAAGTAATTTTTCTGCTTTAACAACATCTAAATAGAAACCGTGATTCTCTTGCTTCTTTAAAATGTCAGCAACTTCATGCTCAATCTTTACACACTCTTCTCCAAAACCTTTGAGTTCTTTTATCAACTCTTGAAATACTAAAGTATTTAACTCAACGTCATTGATGCAATACTCTAACATTTCTGGAGTATATTCATTGAAGTCTTCTTCTTCCATTAATCCTTTATGATAATCTAATCTAAATCCCCAAGGCTTTAAACCGTGACCATCTCTTTCAGGATTAGCTAATCGGGAAAGAACTAATGTATCAATTATCTTTTTATCTTTGAAAGATATATCTGTTAACTTCTGCAGTACAGGTATATCAAATCCTACGATATTATGACCGATCAATATTTTAGATTTTTCCAACAACTCTAAGCCTTCATCTATTTTTTCTGGAGGATAAGAGTATACTTTATTTGTATCTATATCTTTAGCTACGATGCACCATATTACTGATGCATCTAATCCGTCTGTTTCAATATCAAATACTAGATTCATTTTACTTCCTTTAAAATGGTATGAAATCTTTTTCTTCTGTGCTTAGTAATTCTAACTCTTCTTCTGGTTGAAATTCAGAAAGCCTCCCTGTTACATGATCATATAATAGATGAGTAGCTACACCTACTTCACCTGTGTATCTAGATTTAAGCACACGAACCTTCGTGGTGTTAGCTTCAATTTTGTCTTCTGCTTGTTGATTTCTTTCAAGAGCAATCAAACAATCAGATATTTGAGCAATGCTACCACTGCCTCTAAGATGACTAGCTGCTACTTCTGCACCATTTTCATGACCATAGTTACCATCTATCTTACGTAAGTGCGATACAAGCAAGAAGCCTACACCTGTTTCTTCAATAAGACTTCTAAGCTGTGTCATCACATTATCAATAAGTCTACGTTCATCTCCTTCAGAGATTGAAGAAACTAACATATGTAAGTGATCAAGAATAATCCATTTACAATCACAGCCCACAATCAAATATCTAAGCTTAGTCATAATGTCTTCAACATTGTTGATACCAAAATGAGCATGTACAAATAGCCTATCATTAGAGGTTACAGTTTTATACATCTCATCTAACTGTTCTTCTGTATAACAATCTCTTACTTCTTTAAGATGCATTTTTTCACTGTACTCTACAGCAATAATACCATCTACTGTTCGTCTCCAATCTTCTTCTAACGCAATGATACCTACGTTGTCTTCTGTGTTGTTAAGTATCCAATGCTCTAACTCACGCATGATACTTGACTTACCTACGCCTGTCCCTGCTGCAACAGTTATTAGCTCACCTTGACGCATACCTAAAAGCTTTGCATTAAGTCCAGACCAAGGATAATCAATACTTGCAGCTAAAGCTCTGTTTTTCCAATCCTCTGCTCTTTCAGATACACGTATGATACCAGCAGGAGTAACGGACTTCGCTTGCCAAAAACATTCTACAAACTCACTGTGCTTATGCTTTTTAAGCATGTCATTAGGATCTTTGTAATCCACAGGCAAAGTCATAATCTTTGCTTTATTAGGTGGAAATAAAGAAGCTACTTTAGAAGCTGCTTCACGTCCGGGTTTATCAGAATCAAAACATATAATAATGTTTTCAAAAGAATTAAGAAACTCAAAGTTCTTTTTAACATCTGATGCCGCTGCTTGAGCACCACTCTTTACAGATACTACAGGCCATCTACTACCTGTCAATTCATATGCTGCCATAGCATCGCATTCGCCTTCAGTAATGGTAATATACTTAGCACCAGCATTACATATTTGCTGACCAAACAACTCACCTTTCTGCATCTCTCCTTGACTACTAAAACTTTTTGTAGCTACTTTACGAATCTTGTATGCAACAACTTCATTGCCTGAATAATAAGGATAGTAATGCTTGTCTATTTCTCCAGCAGAATCATATGTAACTCTGACATTAAACTTCTTTGCTGTATCTTCTGAGATACTTCTATCTCGTAAAGCACCAAACGTACCTACATATACGTCTTGAGATATTGGTGTTTCTTGCATTTTTATATTTTCTCTTTTGTAAACTTCAGTTAAGTCTGTGACAGGTTCTTCATAATTTGGAAAGAACTCACCGCAACTAAAACATTTTGCTGAGCCATTGTCATTAACACTGACAGCATCACTACTGCCACACGATCTACATGCAACATGGAACTTAACAAAACCCATTGGTTTCTCCGATTATAATTTAAATGAAAAGAGGGACTTCGCCCGAAGTGAGGAAGTCCCGAAAGGAAGGATAGTTTACTAATCAATACGCCAATCTAAATCAGGGCCTTCGCCCAAACCTTCTGAGTCAGGAAGTTCTGGCTCATCAGTATTGATTTCAATAATTGCATCTTTAGTAAGCTGATTCATTACTAGATCATTAAATGTTTTACCTGCGGCAGTAAGAACATTAAGTTCTGTTTCTAGCTTTTGTTTTCTTTGTACTACATCTGCTAACAAAGCAAAAGCTTGTTGAGCTTCTTGTGGCAGCAAAGATACATCGTACTCTACACCATCGTTAGTAAATACATTCATCTTAAAACTCCGATTCTTCTTCTACGTAACCCAACTCTGCACCATCAGCATCTGCTGAGCCACCATAGGGTACAAGATTAATTACTTGCATAGCTTGAAAATCTAAGCCTTTGAAATTACCATAGCTGTTCGTGGTTTCCCACTCACGATATTGTACTTTCACATCTGATCCATTACCAACCAAAATATCAAGAGGTTGTTTATTTGCATCAATCAATTTAGGTGGTGCGTTTTTCTTACCTGCTTTTGTAGCAACCTTACGCTTGATTACAATTGCAGGGCCTTCTTGTAGCTGTTTAATTGCATAACCTTTTGATGCAAAAGATTTAGCAACGTCTTCATCTACTAAAAGACTTACAGTATATACTGGTTCAAACTTTGTATTAGGTGTCGTTACTGAAGCCCAATAAGCTTTACCTTCAATTACCGCCATGTTTTTATTTCCTTATGTGTTAAAAACCTGTGTAGTTTATAGAGTCTGTATAGATATGTCAACACTTTTTTTAAAAAGCCAACAACACTATGCTAGTTTTTATGTGTTTTAGTCCTCCTCTATCTTTTCAATTTGCCATACAATAGATGGGTCACTGTAAAAACTCAAGGCTTTTCGAGCAACTTCTTCTGCATGTTCTTCATCAACTGCTTTTACTGTCATAGAAATGTCTATCAAAAATTCTTTTTCTTCTTGACAATCATCCCAATCAGGCTGGTTCCAAGGAGATTTAGGATCTGATCTTTCAGCATCTCCTCTGTCCGGCATAATAGAATTACCAAGCATTTCAAATAGTCCTATTTTATTATCCATTTATGTATGATCTCCTTAATGTAGACTTAACAGAATGTACAGTTATGTTTAGTTCTTTAGCTATTTTACGCTGACTTAATCCTTGCCTAGATAATTTAATTGTATTAACTATATGTTCAGGCGGTTCTTCAACAGCTTCAACAGGCCAGTTTCTATGAGGCATAACTTTATCTAGTTTACTCTGAGCTTTTATAGCTTTGTAAAATATATCATTCATTTAGTTTCCTTATTCCAAAGAAGATCATTATGTAAATCCATCAAAGCAGTTTTAGCATCTTTAAGCCTATCATGTTGAGGACTTACATGGCGATTAGCTTCAGTAAGATTTATTTCGTTATCTAAAACTTTTGCACGCTCTAACAATGTATCTCTAATCTCAGAAAAAACAAGATCACGCAGATTACTTTTGAACTGCTCTGCATTACCGTTAAGTATGTAAGCCTCACGATTCTCAGAATAGATTACAAAGTGATCTACAAATATATCTATTTTATCCATTATCCATGTTCCTTAATAAACTTTTCAGCGGCATCACGATCAGCAATAAGCTTCTCATAATAAAAATCAAAATGCTCTGAATACAAAGTTAAATGTTCTTCTCGTTCATTAATATAATTATGAATAGCATCTATAAGCTTTTCTTCATCAGCTTGATCACCACATATCGTACTCATAAAACATTAACTCCATGTTCTGTTTCAATCCATACCTTAGCTCCACAACTCAAAGGCTTATCAGGACTGTAGATAACTCGTGCAATCATTCTTCCATTAGAATCTAATATCTCAGCAGCGTTTGTCTTTCTGTTTCTTTTGTAATCTTTAACTGTGATAACAGGTAGCTCAGCGCCCTTAGTATTAGCTTTGATATTGTGTTGATTAATATGTATTCTAGTTTTCATCTTCATCCTTTTTAGTATGTATCAATTCTCAAAATTAATTGACCTTTATCAAACAAATCAGATTCTTCACTGTCAACAAACGAGGGATACTTAACAACTGGATAGTATTCTTTATTAAATTCAATTGTTACATCTCTTGATAACTCATCAGCATCAAGAGTGTCAAGCCACATTTTTAGCTGTTTATAATTCATAAACTACGTTCTCCTCTACTCTGCATATACGAACTCCCTGACTATCTTTAACGTCAGTTATTTCGTGGCTAATAATATTAGTATTCCAAAACTTGTAATCAATAGATGCAATGGTATCTACCACCCACTCATCTTCAGGTATTTCTAAACAAAATGTTACATAGATTCTTTTTGTTTTCATATCTATTCCTTTGTATGAAAATTAATAAAGAGCAGTTTGACATCATGCTCAGGATAACGGAGGAGACTTTAAGCTGCGATCTTGAAAATGTTATCTGTTGTAATAACCTTTCTAACTTTCTCAAAAGCTTGTGTCTGTAGGGATGTGACTGTTGCACCTGATTCTTTTCTAGGTGACTGATGCTTTGTACTCCAGTCTGTAAGTACATTGTACAAAGACCACAAGTTATCTCCAAGGATAGGCTTGTAATCTTGCTTCCATAGAGTCCAAAGAGTATTCAAAGGGCTATTAGTCCTTGTATTACCCTTCTTAGTCTGTATAGCTTCTTGAAGAACACCATACAAATCTACACGATGAGCCATAACATTGTCAATATTTTGTATTGCATGTATGTTACCTGAGATCTTAGCAAGGATCTGAAATGCTTGAGCATCTGTAACTGGCATGTTACGCCACTCATTCCACTTATCAGCTTCTGCCATGAATGCTGTTAAGCAGTTCATAACGTCTTGTGCTCCTTTCTCATAGTTAATATTCTTTGTATGTCTTTGCTTAGATACTGCAAAGGTATCACCAAACACACACAAATTAGTACAAACCATTCTCCAAGCACCACCTTCAAAGATAGTAGGCCAAGTACCATCAAAGCTGTTACGGCAAAGAATCTCTAGATTTACTTTACCTGTACTGCCAATATCAACTTCATGTGCTGGAAAACGATAACGAGCATATGCTCTAGCTCCATCATGGGATACTGATACTTCTCTTGACATCTCTGAAAGATCTAAAGAAGACTTAGCAATACGATTTTCTACAGTCGTAAACTGCTCCATGTGGCTGTAATTGTTTGTATATTTGTTACCTACAATAGCCAAGAAGTCTCCAGTATTTACATTAACTAATGCTTTTTTACTTTCAATTTCTTTTCCTGATTCTGGAAAACCGGGATTAGTCATAAGAGGAACCTTTGCTGTCTTGAATGTATAGTCTTCTGACCAACCTCCAAGATCCAAAATGGTTTGCTTACGTTGTGTATACTCGTTCTGAAATGCTAACATTATATTTTCCTTTAATAATGTAGTTAGTTATGAGGGTTTCCCCAAGTCGGGAACCCGAAGAACGTACTCTATTTGAGTACATGAGAGAACTTATCTAATTGATCTGCATTATGCAAACTATTTATCAATGCATCTGCTGCAAGATCCCATTCTTTTTTGTATTGCTTTTTAATAATCCTATTCTTTAAAACGCAATGACCACCTAAGCCCAACAACTCAGATACTGCTCTCCAACCTTCATCGTTATGAACTTTACCTGATTTTACTCTTGCTCTAAGATAATTTATTTTATCTTCATAGCTTAAATACTTGTTGGCTTTACGCATTAATAAACTCCTATAAGTCATTGATAATAATAATAAAGAAGCTTATGTACATAGCAATCAATAGCAGTTTAGCGTACATAAGATCCTTTAAGCCTTTAAACTAAGAAAAAATTTTAGCAGCTTTTTGCTTGAACTTCAAGTCTTTCATCATACAATTACAACAAATAAACTGATTCTTTTTTCTAAATGTAGAACTCTTAGGTTTCTCAACACCACATTCGTCACAGTTAACCGTAACAGTTTTGTACAAACTATAAGTTTGCATAGTCTCCTCCAATATTCCAACAACACTAAGCTAGTGTTTAGTTATTAATAAGCACTTTATAGACATGCTTAGGTCTTCCAACTAGTGTACTGTTTCTTGAACTAGCTCTTCTTCAAGGGTATTTAAAAGCTTTGATCTTAAATCTAATTCAGCTTTTACTACTCCTGTTTGACCTGCAACTACTCCTTTTAAGATACGAGTCCACTCTACTAGAAGTATCTTACACATAAGAATCTTTTCTACTTCATTAGGACTATCAACTTCTATATTAGAGCACTCTTCTTCAGTAGCATTTACCCAATTTTCTATAGTAGCTTGTATAACATCTAAAGCTTCTTGAGTAATTAAGTTCTCAATTAGTTTTAGTTTGATTGCATCACTCATCTTTATTTCCTTATTAGATGATAAAATTTCAAGTCGCCTACATTACTATGCTAGCGGCCTAGTTAAAAAAAACTAGTTGAGCAGTTTATAGACATGCTCAGGTCTGGATATTAGCTAACTAAGGCTGTCCAATCGATAGCCTTAGCTTTGTCGGCTACTAGCTTCTTAGCCTGTAGCTGAGCTTGTTGCCTAACATCCCTGTCGGTACTAAACTGCCATTCTTGCGTAGGTAGTTGTAGTCCTAGCTCTTCACACTCAGTCTTCACTAGTGTCTGAAAAGCAACTGGTAAGTTCGGTAACTCACCATTTAGCAACGCATAGCACTCATCGTAGCCTAGTCTCTCGCTATTATCTAGCTTGTCTAAGACGCTAAGCAGTGCTCTCGATAGAGAGTAATGCGGCTGTATTTTTCTCTGGGCTGCTAAGTCCTGATCTACGTTAGCGAAATCTAACGTACTCGTAAATCTTTTAGATATAGCAGTATGCATAGATCGTCCAGATTTGAAAGTGTTAGTGTTAGCAGAAGAGTTTTCATTAGTGTGTCCCATAGGGTACTCCAAAGTAGGATTTAAGTTTAGAAGATCAAAAGAAATTTTTTGACCCACAGGGGAAAGAAAAATTTATTGTGTTAGTGTTTAGATTGATATACTTCGTGGAATTATGGGACACACGGTTGAAAACTCTGTAGCTTGTTGATCTGTAAAGATTTACTAGCCTTTTTATTCTAATAAAATACAGCCATTAGCGTCTTGACAAGCTAAGTGAACTAGACTAAACTAAATATATCTACCTAGAGCTAGGACTATTTCTATTTAGCTACAGAAGCTAAGAAGCTTTTTAGTTTATATAGACCTAGCATGTCTAGTGTGTAGGGGTAGGCAGGATGCCACACCCCCTAGGTATATATATATAGCAATCAGAAACATTTTAGGAAGGTTTAGGAATGTGTACCAGACTATGCGGGCTATAAAACCTTTAAAGACTATAAAGGTTAGGTAGGTATTATATGCAACCCCGGCTAGGGATTGCTCCAGTATAGTGTTATATTTTCCATTTGTCAAGAATTATTTTTATTTAATGCTTGACAAACAGAAATAACTACCCTATACTTAACAAAATGAATTACTTAGCACAGAAATCTAAAAAGAAAGAACTAACTGAAATGCAACAGGCTTTTCTAGATAAAGTAGTTGATACAGGAGGTGATCTTAAATTAGCTGCTGAGCTTGCTGGGTATCAGGGAAATCACTATCAAGTTATAAATAGTCTTAAAGATGAATTAGTGGATTTAGCCCAAAACCTCTTAGCTCACCATGCACCTAAAGCTGCTTTCAAGATGGTAGAAGTAATGGACTCTGATCGTCCTGTACCTCAAGCAAATGTAAGGCTTCAGGCTGCACAGCAAATATTAGATCGTGTCGGGGTATCAAAGACTGAAAAGATGTCTGTAGATCATAATGTGTCAGGTGGTTTATTTATATTACCTACTAAAGAAACTGTAATTATAGATGTAGAAGATTAATATGGATATTCCAGAAGGTTATATACGAAGAGCTACTTCAACTATCCCTTTTGGATATGAAATATCAGAAGTACAGGGGTGGTTACAGCCTATTGAAGAAGAGTTAAATTCTTTAAAGCTTATATCAGATATGATAGCTAATGAAGAAATTAGCCTTAGAATGGGATCGGAGTGGTTAGAATATAAAACGGGAAGACGAATGTCGCCTCGCGGATTACAAAAACATATAGATAAAACCTATGGCACAAGACAAGAAAGATTGGGAAATATATCCTGAAAGATATGCTACCAATGAAGATGGATCTTTTGTTTTAAAGAAAGATGGTACACCTAAAAAGAAAGGTGGTAGACCTAAAGGATCTTCATCACAATATAATTACCATAGTTCTACTAAAGCTAAGATACAAGCTCGTAGATCTGTAGCTAAACAAAAAAAAGATATAAAAAGTCTTTCTAATAAGTTAGAAAGTAAAAAATCAAAGCTGAAAAACAAAGAAGAAGTTTTTAAAAAGCTAGACAATATTAGTGATAATAAAGTCGTAGAAGATGATAATTTAAAAGATTTGCCTCAGTCGGTAAGAGAGCACTTAAAAAGCACTGACCAAGATATTGTATTTAAGGCTAATGAAGGGCCTCAAACTGATTTCTTAGCTGCTGGAGAACTTGATGTTCTTTATGGTGGAGCAGCGGGAGGAGGTAAATCTTATGCTATGTTAGTTGATCCTCTAAGATATGTGCATAAATCAGCACACAGGGCGTTGATTCTAAGACGTTCAATGCCTGAACTTAGAGAGTTAATTGATAAATCTAGAGAATTATATCCTAGAGCAGTAGCGGGATGTAAGTTTAGAGAAGTAGAAAAACTGTGGAACTTTCCTAGCGGAGCCAAGATAGAGTTTGGTTTCTTAGAAAGAGATGCAGATGTATATAGGTATCAGGGACAAGCCTACTCTTGGATCGGATTTGATGAGATTACCCACCTGCCTACTGAATTTGGGTGGAACTATTTAGCATCACGTCTACGGACAACCGATCCAGAGATTGTCCCGTACCTACGTTGTACGGCTAACCCCGGTGGTGTTGGAGCTACTTGGGTTAAAAAACGATATATTGATCCTTATGTACCTAATGAAAGTTTTGTAGGTAAAGATGGATTAACTCGTAAGTTTATACCAGCAAGACTAGACGATAATCCTCATCTAGCTAATGATGGTAGATATGAGCAAATGCTTAAAGCATTGCCTGAAGTACAAAGAAAACAATTACTTGAAGGTAATTGGGATATATCAGAAGGTGCTGCCTTTACAGAGTTTGATGTAGAAGTACATGTTATTCCTCCTTTTGAAATACCTATTTCATGGGAAAGAGTAAAAGGGATTGACTATGGTTATGCTTCGGAAAGTTCTTGTGTATGGGGTGCTGTTGATCCTTCTGATGGTACTTTAATAATTTATAGAGAGCTTTATAAAAAAGGTTTAACAGGTGAAGATCTAGCTGTAATGATAACTAACATGGAGCTAGAAGATCCTTTTTCTGTTCAAGGTGTTTTAGATACAGCAGCATGGAACAGAACAGGTACTACAGGCCCTACAGTTGGAGAGACACTACAACGAGGAGGCCATAAGTTACGTAGAGCAGATAAAAATAGAATACAGGGTAAGATACAAATACACGAATATTTAAGAATACAGCCAAGTGGAAGACCAAAAATACAAATCTTTAGTAGCTGTCCTAATTTAATACGTGAACTTCAAAGTATACCTTTGGATAAATCTAACCCAGAAGATGTTGATACACATGCTCCTGATCATGCTTATGATGCTTTGCGTTATTTAATTATGTCAAGACCTAAAGTTAATGACATCTTTAACCAGTTTAGGCATATGAGAATGGAACAAGCATATACACCCGTTGATTCGGAGTTTGGATATTAAAATGAAAAGAACAAAGTATACTAATGGCGGATTGCACACTTCTTACTCAAAAGGTATTTTTTCAGTAGAAGGAAATGCTTCTGGTAATAATCAAAGAAAAGCTTCTTCTACTACCGCAAGTGTACAGGGTAAAAATGCGAGAGCTTCAGTAACTAAAAATACAGATAGTTTAGCTGGAAAATCTACAAATTATAATGCTAGTGTATATAGCAGTGGCGCAAGTGCTTTTGTAAATAAAAATGTTAATACAAGAGGAAACTCTACAACTTATGGTTTTCAAAAACAATTACCTAATAACTTTTCAGCCAGTGCTCAAACAACTAAAAGTTCTAATGGAGGGAAGAGTACCAAAACTTATGGTTTAAAAAAACAACTATCTAATGACTCTTCTGTATCTGTTCAAAAAAATAAATACAATACTAGTGCTTCTTATCATAAACAAACTAAAGGTGGAACAAACTTACAATTTGGTTTGAATAAAAATGC